TATCAAGGAGAACGTTCAGAAATTGAGACGATGATTGAGAATGAAACATGGTTTACAGCCAATGAGGCAGTAGAAATCGGATTGGCCCATAAAGTAGCTGAACATGTAGAAGATAATCATGAAGTGGTAGATCCAGAGGAATTTAAAAATAATGTACTTCAGAAATTCCGAAATAAAAATAAACAGCAGGATGAACCAGTAGTAGCAAGTACAACTTCAAATTTATTAAGTAAATTCAAGCGCTCGTAAAGCAGTGCTTTTTTTATTGAAAAAAATCAGGAGGTAAAAAAATGACGATTAAAAATTTAGATCGAAGCGTAATTGAAAATAAGGAATCGCAAATCACTAATGTAAAAGAAGCACTTGAAAATGGTGATGCGCAAGCTGTCGCTGAACGTATCGTGGCAAACATGGAAGGAAACATGCAGCATATTCAAGACATGATGAATGGTATTATTAACGAAGCGCAACAAGCAAAAGACGAGAAATGGGATGCTCAAGTATTGGCAGCTCGTGGTGTGCGTGCTTTAACAAATGAAGAACAAAAATTTTACAATGCCGCTATTGAGGTGCAGTCATTTGATGAAGTAACAAAATTAATGCCACCAACAATTTTTGAACGAGTTTTTGAAGACCTTGAAAAAGAGCATCCACTATTATCTTTAATTAATTTTCAAACAACTGGAGCTACTACACAATGGGTACTACGTAAAGAGGGTGCAAGTGTAGTATTTTGGGGAGATGTGTGTGATAACATCAAAGAAATGACAGACGAAGGATTTTATACAGTAGATCAAGGGATGTTTAAACTAAGCGGATTCCTAGTTGTATGTAAAGCAATGTTTGAATTAGGTCCAAGCTGGTTAGATAAATATGTTCGTACATTTATGAAAGAAGTTGTAGCAGAAGAATTAGAAAATGTTGTTGTTAGCGGAACAGGGAAGAAACAACCAATTGGTATGATTAAAGATCTAAAAGGTGCTGTAACGGATGGTATTTATCCAGATAAAGAGCCTGTTGTATTAAAGGATTTTAGCCCAACTACAATTGGTAAAGAGATTTTAGCGCCAACAACTAAAAAGGGGACACGCCGCTATACTGGCGTCACTTTAATCGTGAACCCGTTAGACTATGCAACGAAATTTTTCCCGATTGGTGCAAAACGTAAAGACGATGGTACTTGGACGTATGATAATTTTGGTGTTCCAGGATTAACGATGGTTCAATCACCAGCGGTGCCATTAAATCGAATGATTTCCGGAAAACCTAAAGATTACTTTATGGGTGTTGGTAGTGAGCAAAAATTAGAATCAACCGATGTTCTTCGAATGGTTGAAGATCAACGATTATATCTCATTCGTCAACTTGCGAATGGCCGCCCACTGGATCACGATTCATTCACAGTATTTGATATTACAGCACTTGAGCCGAAAGAAGGAACGCCAACGCCTTAAAAGGAGTGAATAATATGTACCAAGTATTAAATGATTTTACTGAAAAAGAGCATGATGATATTACTTATAAAAAGGGTGAGCAATATCCAAAGGCTGGATTTAAGTCTAACGCTAAACGGGTGAAATATTTGCAATCAACCGAAAATCCATATCAAATTGCTTTCTTAGGTCCTAAACTTGAAAAAGCAAAAATGACAAGTAAGTCTACGGAAAAACAGTCAGATCAAGAAGAGAAGTAGGTGGTTCAATTGGAAGACAATCTTCTTGCTGAATTAAAAGATGTTCTTAAAATAACATGGAACGAAGAAGATGCTCATTTAAATAGTATTTTAGATAAAGGAAAGGCGTATTTGTTTGGATTAACGAATGCGTCTTTTGATTTTTCAAAAGAGTTAACACCGAAAGATTTGTTGTTAGAACGGTGTCGCTACGTCTATAACAATGCCGGTGATGAGTTTGAAAAAAATTATAAAAATGAATTATCCAGACTTATTTTAGATGCAGCTTTAGGAAAAGTTGGTGTAATCAATGGCTCTAAAAGCGTATAGAGAAACGCTTAACGATGGCTTTTTACAATATGGATATAAGAAAACAAAACGTTCTGAGGGTGGAAAGAATGTTGGAGGAGTCTTTCATCCAGAAGGAAAGCTTGCTTATAAAGAAATATCAGCTCGTGATAGCGACTATCAAATGATTGGAGTTTTAACAACAGGATTAGATTTAAAAGTAAAAACTTTGTATCCACCTTCTTTTAAAAAGATTAACAAAAATAAATTAAAGGTAGAAATTGATGAAGTTGAGTATGACGTAATCAAAGCGGACCCAGATTCAACAAATAAATATCTTTATTTTTATTTACAGCAGGTGGTGAAAACTGGTGAACGAAAAGTCGAAGAAATTAATGAAGGAACAACGGCTAGGGATTAAAGCTAAACTAGATGACTATTTCAAATTTCTAGTAGTTGAGGATGAATTAGCAGAAGACGAAGAAGAAGAGATGGCTGAAGAAGGCTATAACTGTTTTCTAATTGAATACGGTGAATTTCAACCTTCGTCAAACGAACGTACCATTTCTCAAAATGTGTATATTACTTATTTATCCGAAAAGCAAGATGATTTAGAAGAACAAATTATTGATATTATTTCATTAATTAGTGGTGTGAAAAGGTTATTATTTGTTTCTTCTAAAAGTGATCGCTTCCAAATGAAAGATACAGATCGTTATATTGACCGTGCTGTTTTTACGTTTAAGAGGGTGATTCCAATTGAGTGCATTTGAGCTTGATTACGAAGCAATAGAAAAGCTTGAAGAAAAAATGCGGGTACTACCAAATAAAATGGAAACTACAATCAATACCATTCTTCATACGGATGGTATACGAATTGCAATAGAAGAGATTACAAAGCTTATTCCGGTATCTCGTTCTAAATGGAGTGTTCGAAATAAGACCCATGCCAAAGATAGCAACTGGTCAAAAAGTGAAAATATGAATTTAGGTTTTAGGATATTGGCCCGTGGTGGAGCAGCTAATAAAAAAGGATCGTTTGGTTATCTAGTCTTCCCAAATGAAGGAAGAGGTTCGCACAATCCTTTAGAACAGCGATTTGCGGAGCGTGGGATTGTAAATGCTAGGCCAAGAATTTTAGAAGGACTACACAAAGGTGTAGATAAAGTATTGGAGGAGGAATTTTAAATGGTTAAAGTAATTGAAGAATTTGATTCCGTGACGATTACGAATGCAAGTATTCAATTTAAAAAGAAAGGTGTCCAAGAACCAGGCGAGAAATTTGGTTGCGTTGGAACGATTGAAGGGGAGCCAGAAAACAAGGAAACGAAAAAAATATGTGGTGGCGTGACGTTGAAAAAGAAATCGAAAACCACGGAACTTAAAATTACTGTTTCAGCACATATTCCTGTTAAAGTAGCAAGGGATTATTTTGGTTTTGATACAACAGGATTAAAGAAAGGCGTTTGGGCGTACGGTAGTGAATCTAAAGGATATGATTTTGTATTTACAGCTGATGTTGTAGACGAATTCGAAGATTTAGTAAAACTTATTGCGTTTCCGAATTGCTCAAACTCCACTGGTTTTAAATTTGCCATTGCGAATGGTGAAGAGGAATTGGCAATGATGGAATTAGAATTCACAGCCTTACCAGATGAATTAAAAAACTTCTATTATGAGTCATTTGTAGATGAATTAGAAGATACAACAGTCGCTCAAAAATGGCATACACAATTTAATTCAGCTCTTGTTAAAGGAACAACTTCAGCTTAAAGCCCTAGTTTTAAACGGGGCTTTTTCTCTTGGATTAAATGAACAAAAAATGAAAGCGAGGAAATAGCAGATGAAAGTTCAAAAAATAACATTAAAAGAAGTGGAATTTGTAAAAGTAGATGGCGAGTATGAACAGCGCTTTGTTAATGAACAGGACTATCCGGCATTTTTAACAAATTATGCTTTGAAAAAGGGCCAAGAAGAAGGACTTATTAATAGTTAGATTATTGCTGATATTGTAAAGTTTCAAGCTTTAGATGGGCTGAAAAATGAGGATAATAAAGACTTATCGGCATTAGAACAAATTGATCAAACAAGTATTCATAAAGTGATTTATATGGCATTTAAAGGAGCGAATCGTAAAGAGAAGTTAACATTTGATGATTTCTTACAGAATTATCATGATTCATTAGCAGAATCTATGGAGCTATATACCAAGCTTGTTGTTGATGTAATTAGTCAAGATCCAAATCAATTTGCCACAGCATTCCAAAAAAGTACAAATAGCGGTGGTAACGGTGAAAAAAAGTAAAGAACCCCAACATAAAAATCGAATGTGTGGAAGATAAATACGTTTTGTTTTGCCTAGTCTCTGGAATAGATCCAGAGACTTTTTGGCATGAGCCAATTTCGTCTGTTGAGCGTATTTACGCAGGGATTACAGCGTTTGAATCATGGCGTAACAATCCCAAGTAAAGGTAGGTGAGAAAATGGCGAGAAATAATTCGGAAGTTGAAGTTATATTTAAAGCTCAAAATAAAGAGTTTAACGAAACTATAAAGGGTATGAATCAGGAAACAAAAAAACTTCGTCAAGAAATGAAATTACAAGAAGAGCAGATGAAGTTAAATGCTACTGATTCAGAAAAATTACAAGCAAAGCTTCAAAATCTTTCCCAACAATATGCAGTTGCACAAAAGGCGACGCAAGCAACGGCTGAACATTTGCAACGTGCTAAAGAATTGTACGGGGAAAATTCGACTGTTGTAGCAAAGCTGGAATCAAAATTACGAAGTCAGCAAATAACTGAACAACAGTTAGCGAATAGTATTAAACAAACTTCTGAAAGTTTAAAACAGGCGAGAGATGCTGAGCAGGAAAGAACAAGTGAAACAGCTAAAGCGGCTCAAAAATTGAAAGAGCTAAAAGAACAGGAAGAGCAATTGCAGTCTTCACTTTCCAAGTTGAATGCTCAATACGAGTTGCAAAAAGCAACGCTAGGCGAGAATGCTTCAGAAATAGAGAAGTTACGTTTAAAAATAGATAACCTTGGGGAGCAACATACTGTTGCAGCTAGTAAAGTACAAAACTATCAGAAACAGTTAGATCAAGCCAAACAGAAGTATGGCGAAAACGCTAGTGAAATCCAAAGATATGAAACACAGCTTATACAAGCTAGGACAGCGGAACAGCAGTTGCAGAATCAATTAAGTGCAACGAATAGGAGCTTACAAGAGCAAGAAAATGCAACGAAACAATTAAAAACGTTCTTTGATGCTACTGAAACGAGCGTAGATCACTTTGCAAATGCATTAGGGAATAACCTCACAAATGCAATACGAAGTGGCACAGCGACAGCTAGGCAGTTAGAACAAGCACTTCATATCATTGGTCGTGAAGCGTTAGGGTCAGAAGCTGATATAGAGAAATTACAACGCGCTCTGCGTTCTATGGATGATGGTAACTCAATACAACAAGTTCGAAATGATTTGAGAGACCTTTCACGAGAAGCTGAGAGAGCATCGCACAGTTTCAAAGAATTAGATATCGGTTTAGAAAATATGCTAGGTGGGTTAATGGCTGGTGGTGGTATTTCAGGAGCCATTGAGCAAGCGCTTGATACCTCTAAATTAAAAACAAAAATTGACGTTTCTTTTGAAGTTCCAGCATCCTCTAAAAAATCGGTAGAAGAAGCGGTTCGTGGTGTTGAAGCCTATGGTGTGGATGTGGAAGAAGCACTGGAGGGTACACGTAGACAATGGGCTTTAAATAAAACCGTAAGCGATACAGCTAATGCTTCAATTGTAAAAGGAGCAGGAGCGATTGCAAGTGCCTATGCAGGTATAGATTTTACTGAGTTAATTCAAGAAGCAAATGAAATTGGTAATGAATTAGGAATAACCAGTGATACGGCATTAGGATTAACGAATCGACTGTTGAAAATTGGGTTCCCTCCTGAGCAATTGGACATTATCGCTGAATATGGTGGACAGCTAACGCGTGCCGGATATCAAGCCGAAGAAGTACAAGCGATTATGGAAGCTGGAGTTGAAACGGGTACTTGGAATTAGATTATAGTTCCCTTGTATGGCGACATACAATGAAAAACCCCTTTAATTCAGTGAAACTCTCACAAGAGACAATACTGAGCGAAGCCTTTTATTAAGGAACGTGCAACGACTAGTCGAAAGACGTAGGGTGTAAGCAAATGACACTCGAAATGGGGGGCAACTCAAGTAGTTGAAGATATAGTCTAATCTATACGGTGACGTATAGCGGTTCATAGAGAACGGGCGTGACGTTGCGAATCACGTTGAATATAAATGATTGATAATCTCTTAGATGGATTAAAAGAAGGGCGAATTAGAGCCGCTGAATTTGGTAAAGAAGTTCCTAAAGCACTTCAAGATTTACTTAAAGGCACAAAAATTTCTACTGAACAAATGCAAAAGTGGGGTAAAGCTGTAGCCGAAGGTGGTAGAGGCGGTTCAGTTGCAATGACTGAAATAGCAAAGGCTTTAGATGGTGTTGAAGATGCAACGCAGAAAAATCTAATTGGCGCTCAAATTTTCGGTAGATGATGAATTGTGCCGAAGTAAAATCGTTCAAAAACGGTGAAAGCTCAGCACGTAATGGTGGTGTTAATACCGTGGTAAAGCGCATTTTAAAAAATGTGGCTCACCGTAACGCATAGGAGTTGAACCTGTATTACAGAATAAAATACTCCCACGAGTGAACGACAACCTTATAGGTTGAAAATATATGCTGAACCGAGGATGAGTTAACATCCTATAATGCGGAGAAATCCCCGGAAGTAGAGGATAAAAAGCCTTTACGATAACAAAATGACAATGTACGAAGATCAAGGAC